CAGCAGGTTCCATTACTACTGCTAATCCATTAAAATGTAATCCTCTATTAATTGAAAATGCTTTTACCTTACTACCTGTTTTGACACCAATTTGTTCATTATCTATACTCGCTTGAAATTCTTTTAATAAATTAGAATTTTCTAAATGAGAACAAAAATCAGTTTGTGTGTGTGCTATGCATCCACAAACCGAACATTGTGATTCCTCAACACCAACTTCCATAGATACAGATTTTAAATTGTTGTTTTCTATATCATTAACAATATCTGGATTGTCTTTTTTGTTTATTTTGCTTATTGTTTCAATATAAAATTCTTTTGTTTCTGGATCTTCAACAGGATATGCATCTAATACTGTACCTATAATATCTTTCGTATCATGTTCTCTATCCAATCTTTTACCAATAAATGTCTTATAGGATGCCAATAACTCCTTTTTAGGAAAATAATCACCATTTCCATTAGGGCCATTTGTTTCTCCACAATGTAAAGCAATTGCCCTGATATAATAAAAAGCAGGATCTTTCTCCTCTATAATATTCCCAACTGCCGAACCTTCTCTAATAACATTGTTCAAACTACCACTTTTCTTAATTAATAGTTTTATACCATTTTTATAAATCATATTTTTATTCCTTGTTTGGGGATTCTATTATATTTAAATATCCTTTTGATTGTAATAACTTATTTTGGAACTCTAATGTTTTATTTGTTTCATCTTTCATTGTCCTTGTAAATTGCTGAAAACTTCTATCTGACATACCTGATACTCTACCTAAATCAATAGCCTTACCCATTAAAAATTCCATTGATTTTCTTAAAATAAACATAATTTCATCTTCTGAATTTAACAATTTTTTCGATTCTTCTTTTATCATTTCATTTTCCATAATAGTATCCCCTTTAAAATAAAAATTGTTTATATTTATAACACCTTTCTATACATATATATAAATATAATAACTTTTAAATTTTAACACCACTTATAACACCACAAACAGGACACTGGAACACCGCATCTTTAGTTTCCACAACACATACTAATTTTTTGTGTTGTATATCTAATTTAGAATTTTCAATTTTACATAGCAACCTTCCACATTGTGGACATCTAATAAGATTATTTTTGGCAGCTATCTTTTTTCTTATTTGTTTCAATGATTCATCTGTAACTTCTACTATCTTTGTCGGTGATCCTACTTTATCTATCATATATCCTCCTCTATTCTTCCTAATATAATATTATATTATATATTTGGATTATTTTTCCCTATTTTTTTTGTTCTGGTTCTGTTTTATTTTCTGATTGTTTAGTTTTATTATCTTTCAAGACAATCTTAATATCTTCACTCTTAATTGGTCTTGTTAATGATGACATTTTCACCATATTCCCACTACCCTTTACAGAAGGTACTATCATTTTTATATTGTTATTAGTAAAAATTTCTTGTTTCATTATTTTTTCAGTATCTTTTATTTGTTTTTCATCTTTCATTGTCTCTTCCTTTTGTTTTATTTCTTTAACTTCATTATTTTTATTTCCTACTGTTAATTTTTGTTCTTCTTTTTCGTGTTCGTTGAACTCTCTTGATTTCTTTAATAAAAATTCAAGTTCCATTAATTCTTTTTCCCTTTTTATTATATCTTGCTTTTTTCTTTCAATTTCTATTATTACTTTTTCAGGTGTTGCCGGGTTTATATTCTTTATCAAAGAAGATGATTTAGTAGATATTTCGTCTATATCTGCTTCCCCTTCTGGTACTGGTATGGGTTCAGATGGTTTATTATCAGAAGATACAGAAAAAGGTACATTTGGCATTTCCCCAATTGGCGGCGGTTCTATTGATTTATCTGGTGTTTGTATTACAGATGTATCATGATTCTCTTGTGAAGACGCAGGCATAAATTCAGAAGGAAATCGTTTACTTTTTTCTTTATTGAATATAGTATTTGATTCTCTTTCTAACTTTATTTGTTCTTCTTTATAATTTAATTCAGGATATAATTCAAATAATGTTTCTGTAGATACATATCCCTTATCGTGTAATTTTAATATTTCTTCTTTATAAGTATTTTGGTTATCTATATCTAAATTCTTCTGCCACTTGATTTTAGGATATATATATCTTTTAATCCCATTTTCAATTACAGCAAAATCATTTAATTTAGCAATAGGTTCAAATACACGATTATATATCCATTCTGTAAATTCATCTAATATAGATTGATATATCATTAACAATTTATTCCATGCCATATTTTGAGCATTGGAAAAATTCGGTCCATCTCCTAATATAATATTCTTGTTTACACCCAATCCTATTAATATTTGTTCTTGTATAAAATCTAAATCACCCTGTATAGGTAATATCTTACCTGACACACCCAAAGCTTCATACTTAACATACGGTGGTGTAATCAAAGTGAATGGAGGATACATAATTGATTGATTTATCAAATCTCGCCATTGTGCTAATTCAGATTCGCCAGGTATTACACGAGGTGTGGTATTAAGATCTCCTATTGTCCAATGTTCAATAGGTAAATGATGCCTCATAGCAATACTTATTTGTGCTAATCTTATCCAATCTTTGTGTACCATCGTTTTCATTAAACATTGAAGTATAGGTGTACCTCTTGTAGCAGATGGATCTGTTAATCTTGCTAATATAGATACACTTGTTTCATCTAATTCTATTTTGCCACCATTTTTCTCACTTTCTTCAACCATTGTCTTAATATCTTCCGGAATATTTTCTAATCCACGAGGTTCTTGTTTTAGTTTTTCTATTGCTCTTTTCAGATCAGAAGTCACAATTAAATAAAAAATAGGATTATCTTCAAAAGGACTCTGTTCTATTTCGACAGTATCAGGTTCTAATAAAATAAAATTTTTCCAATAAGAATATTCTTTGCCACTGGGATCAAAATCTAATAATGACCCTTTTTCTAAATTACCAAATGGTATCGCTTCCCCAAATTTCCAATAACTCAAACTCATCTGTAACAGAAATCTATATAAATTAAATTTATGATTAAAGCACATTCTTTCATAAAATAATTTTACTTTTTCATCTTCACAAATAAAAAGTGGTTTGGAAAATGGATATAAAGCATGCATTGTAATAATACTCTGTAATTCAGGTTCTAATGCAAAGTATATCCGTATCCACTTTAATAATTCTTGTCTTGTTTTAGGTAATAACCATGATTCGGGAGTAGACTCAGGAGAAAAGAAAAAAGTTGGCGATTGCATGACATTCGCCGAAGCCGATTTATTAATACTTGCCGTTTTATTAATACCTACTTGTTGTCTGTTGGTATTCGTTGTATTATTAGATATTCCTATATTGCCTTGTAACATTTTTTGTGATTCTAACTCTTTCATTAATTTAGCATTTTTGACTATTGAACCAATATGAGAATTGCCTCTTGATACAACTGCAGGTATGCGTTTGGTTTCTTCCTTCATTGATTAGCCCCCTTACAAATAACTATCTTTATATTCATTTTGATATTCTTTACTTTGTTCTAAATTTTTTATAAACTTGCTTAATAAATCAATAGCATATACCAATTCATCAGTTTTAATATTATATCCTGTTTCAATATCAATATATATTTTAATTTTACCTAATTCTTTTAGTAAATCATCAAGTTTATATTTTGTATATATCATATTATTTATATTAAATATTATTCATCCAATTTTTCGTATTCCGATTATTAAATACACCACCGAATAAGGGTTTCACACCACTAACTAATGCAGGCACTATCACCTGATTAGAACTTATATTATGTTTACTCATGCACCAAACTGCTAATACATCGCTATTAGGAGCATCATCATGATACCCTGTATGTGCTTCTATTATATCGTTCAAATTTTTGGTTCTTTGCCTTTCCACTGTTTCCCACTGATTCCAACTTTCTTTCATTGCTAAATCTTTATTAATTTGTTCTATAGCAGGATACTTAATTTTATTATTATTCAATTCTATCTTATAAAAATTAAATAAAGCATTTTTATAGTTTTTACCTGAAACAGGTTCGGTAGATTTATACAATATACCTGTAATAGGAATATTGTTTGAAGCCCATATATCTACTAAAGCACCACCCCACCCATAATCTGCTAAAATTGCAGAACATGGAAACAACCCTGTTTGAGGATGTATTATCTGTAGTATTTCCTGTGATTGAATATTTATATCCCCCTGCCAAAAAAACGATGCTACTTTTTCTCTAATTCCTTGTGGATTAAACCGCCATATAGATAATGCAGTGGAATCTGTGTCTTCCCCTGTAATTAAAGCACCACCTGCAAAATCTAATCCACCAAAATACATCTCACCTGGCAAACCAGCGGGTAAAACTGAATGTATTCCTATCATCAATTTCTTTTCTTGTTCGTTTAACTCTAAATTTATGTCGTCATGCCATTCCATCTCATACTGGGTCAAAAAATCTAAATCCGACATTTCCCCTTGTATGTGTAATTCAGGGTGAGACGGGAACATTTTCCTTTTAATATTTAATGGCATTCTTTCTATTATTAATTTAGAATATTCTTTACCATCTATAAACAAAGAACCGCTTTGTAATAAAATCGGGCATTCAGTCCATTTCCTTATTAACTTTTTATAGAGATCTGATTTATAAGATTCAAAGAAATGATTCCTATATTTCGGAACTCCTATTTTTATTATCCTTGATATAGCGAAACTGCCTACCATAGGTAATAACTTTTCTTTAAATGAATTATCAGATAATAAATGAGCTTCATCAACTATAAGTAGATGGAAATGGAAACCTTCTGATAGTGATACCTCATTACCAGAAAATGATGTTATTTCTGCACCATTCTTGAATACTAAATGCTGTACCGTAGATGATTCCCAATCTATCTCGTTATACCCTTTTGCTTTTTTTGCCAGAGCAGTTACTTCTTTTAACAATCGTGAAGCCTGTTTGCTCGAAGGAGCAGTAACCCCAACTTTAAAATCAGCATTCTCACCGCATAATTTTAATAATCCTACACAAACTCCATAAGTTTTACCGCCACCTCTCGCTTCCAGAATTTGTAAATATCTAACTTGATTATTAACAACATTTTCTACTATATCTATCTGATTATCCCATAAATCTATACCTAATATCCTTTTAGACCATATACCAATATCAAACGAAGTATCTATAATATTTACAACATTTTTATAAATATGTTGTAAAATTGTCGTTTCTAATCTAAAATCTTTAACTGCTATTGTTGTATCATTATTCATATCCATAATAGGATTTCCTAATTATCTTGTTTATATTATTTATCTCTTTTATATTTATCTTGTATAATAATATATGATATTATTATATTATTTAATACATTACTCCACGGTTTTTTCCACAGTTTCTTATGTGTTTATACTTATTGATTATTTAATTAAACTATTATATGTGTTGTTATATATTTAAGTTTTTCAATAACTACAGATATATGTCCACAATTATCACATTTAGTTGTTACAAACTCTTTAATAATACCATTTGCTACATCACTTATACCAATACCTTTTAATATTCTTGATACACCACCACAATTACCACATTTGTAAGTTTTCATACATGATTCTTAATATTTTTTGCTGCTTTTCTTAAAATAACTATATAATCATTTTCATATTAAATATATTAATTTTCTCTATACATAACAGTGCCATCATCTAAATATACTTCATTACCATCGTAAGAAGCAAAGAAATGAGCAATACCATCTACATTAACAGCATCCTGTGCCGCTTCATCAATATTAATTGAATAACCATATTGTTTTAAAAAATCTTCAGCACTATATATGCCTTGTTCTACAACCAAACATTCATAAGGATCTTCTAAATCTTTGTAATATTTATCAAACATTTCATCTTTTACTATTTCTTCTGCTTTATCTAATAATTCCTCTTTTTTGTTCTTTAATGCTCTTATATCTATATTTTCGTCTGTTACATCAGCATCATCAATTTTTTCTTGTATTTCCAAATATTCATCTAAAAGATTTGCTTCTTCTGCTAACCTTTTGCCATCTTCTTCATCTCTTATGTCAGAAGGATAGTCGCCGACTAAATCTTCAGCTATCATATTTCTATCTGTATCACTGAATGTTATATAATTTTTTAACCAATCCTGATTAAACATTTCAGGCTCATTTTCAATTTGCTCTGCTACATATTCAACACAATCGGATTCCGCATCTTCAGCAGAATTATAAATAATCCACTCTGATCCATCTTCAAACTCAACAAGATTCCCTTTATTATATCGTTCTTGATTCTTCACAGATCTTGAACCAATATGCTTTTCAACTAATTCCTGCTGTTCTTTAGAATTATATCCAAACTCATTATCACCCATATTACCCCCTTTTTTATTTATCTTACTTACTATATGTTTAATTG